GTACGGACTTTATCAGCTGACCTACTGGAGCAGAAAAGCAGGGTACTGGGATCTGGCAAAGCAACGGGGAGTATCTATTGCAGACGAGAAGGCACAGTGCGATTACTGCTTAATGGAGTTGAAACAGCAATATTCGTCTTTGTATCAGTACCTATGTTCTACTACAGATGTGTACACTGCTGCATCAAGATTTTGCTGCGAGTTTGAGAGACCCGCCGTGAATAATGTAAATCCACGAGCAAACAAGGCACAGGAGTATTACGCGAAATACGCGGGAACGGCGGTCAGCGCATCGGAAGGTGCAACGGAAAGCGCGGAGGCGAGTGCTGCTCTATATGTGCAGAGGACGGAAACGACGGAATCCTGCGAGATCAGCGTGCGGACCGTGAAAAACGGAGACCGAGGAACGGACGTGGCCATGCTGCAGACCGGGCTCAACCGGAACGGCTGCTCCTGCGGAAACGCGGACGGGATCTTCGGAGCGAAGACGGAAAGCGCCGTGCGAACGTTTCAGAGGGAATGCAATCTGACGGAGACGGGGATCGCAGACGCCGACGTCTGGCAGATCATGTTCCAATAATTCCAATAAGTGAAGCACTTGAATATTGCGTTACCGCTTGACTTTTGTGCAATTTTGATGTATTTTTATCTTGTACATGTTATAAATTTGTGCAAGTTGTACAACTGAGAGGACAAAATCCATGTCAGACGCAATCATGGTTGCATTAATCACAGGCGGAATATCCATTGTCGGGACGATTATCACCGTCATCGGAGCGAGCCAGAAACAGAGCAGCGAGTTCAAAAAGGACATTGCTGTGATTGATACGAAGATTCAGCGGATGAAGGAGGACATATCGTCCCACAACAACTACGCAAAAATGTTTTCTGAAAATGTCCCGGCAATAAAGCAGCACCTGACTGACGTTGACCGGCGGCTTGATAATATAGAGAGGAAGACGGAACCATGAAACTGAGCAACGGTGTTTATGACGTGCTGAAATGGATCTGCATGATTGTACTTCCGGCCTGCGCTACGCTGCTGTCCATCCTTGACAGGGCGTGGGGATGGGGTCTCCCGGTGGAGGCGATTGTGACATCGATCTCGGCAGTCTGCGCATTTATCGGCGCGATCCTCGGATTCTCCACGGCGCAGTACAACGCCGAACAGAAGAAGGAATAGCAGAGGCGTGAAAACGCACGGCACTGCGCAGTACGCGGCACAGCGTCGGTTTAACAATGCAGTACGCGGACGTATGAAACAGTATACACTGAAGGGGCAAGACCAGCCCCGGAAAGGAATTGAATATGGCAGAAATGAGCAGTCTTGGACCCGAATACACAGATGAGGAGCTCGAGCAGCTGTTAGGTGACGACCCCTTTGACGGATGGGATGACGATCCCGCACCGGAGGAGGACAGCGCGGAGAGTGACACGGAAGATTCCGGGGAAAAGGAGGAAGCTGCGGAGAACGACGGAACGGCAGACCAGCCGGACACGGAGAACGACGGAGCGGAATCTGAGGCTGAGCCGGACGAGACCGGCGATTCGACGGAGGCGAAACCGGAACAGAAACCGGAGACGCCCGCAAAGTACACACTGAAGCACCTGGACGACACACTGGAGATGACGGCGGAGGAAATGATTCCGCTGGCGCAGAAGGGACTGGACTATGATAAGGTTCGGCAGGAACGGGACAGCTACAGAGAGCAGTACCCTGAACTGAAGAACGCCCTGGACTTCTGCAATGCGCTGCTGAAGAATTCAAGCTTCGACAAACTGGAAGACATGATCGTGGACACCTACGCGACCATGCGGGTACGGGACGAGAAGCGGAACGGCAACGTGATCTCCCACGCACATGCGAAAGAGGAAGTCCGGGCAGAGCTGGAAGCACAGAGGAAAGGCGGTGCTGTGAAGGCATCTCCGAGGCCCGAGACCGGATCACAGAGTGCAGAACCGAAGACCGCGGAAACAGACCGGAGAGACGCTGAGATACAGACCTTCTTCAGCCTCTTTGACGACCAGAGCAAGATCCCGCAGTTCGCAGACCTCCCTGTTGAGGTACGGAGCGAATTTGAAAAGACCGGCAACCTCGTCAAACCCTGGGTCAGATACCAGATGAGACAGAAGGACGCCGAGAATGAGACATTAAAACGGAATGCGAAAAACAGGGAGCGGTCCACAGGCTCCCGCAAATCCGCCGGCAAGAGTGCCGAAATGGACCCAATGTTCGACGGATGGGAGGACTGAAAACCGGATCCCTCCAATGAATGAGGAGAATAAAATACTATGGCTATTAATCTTGTAACCAAATATTCAGACAAGGTTCTGGAACGTTTCAAACGGAAATCCTACACTGTAGGCATCGCAAGCAACAACTGGAGCTTCGACGGCATCAAGGCTCTGAAGATCTTCAGCGTAGGCACCTCTCCCCTGGTTGACTACACCAGAGGCAGCGGCACTTCCCGCTACGGCACCGTAAAGGACCTGGAAGACACAACCCAGACCCTCACGATGACCCAGGACAAGGCGTTCACCTACTCCATCGACAAGGGCGACGAGAAGGAACAGCTGAACATCAAGAGCGCAAACCGCTCCCTGCAGCGTGAGATTGACATGGTTGTCACCCCGCACCTCGACAAGTACAACTTCGAGAAGTGGTGCATCGGCGCAGGTTCCCACATCACGGACGGCGGCACTGCAGTCAACAAGAACAGCATCACCGAGTACGTCATGGACTGCACCGAGACCCTCGACGAGGCAGCCGCTCCCGAAGACGGACGCACCCTGTTCGTGACCAACAAGTACTACAAGATCCTGAAGCAGAACCCCGACTTCCTCGAGAACAGCGAGAAGCTGGCAGAGGCAGCCCTGGTCCGCGGCGAGGTCGGTCGCATCGACAACATGCGCGTAGTCAAGGTCCCCAACAGCTACCTGCCCGCAGGCGTCATGTGGATGATCGTATCCGGCGTTGCTGTACTCGCCCCTATGAAACTGAAAGAGTACAAGATCCACAAGGATCCCATGGGCGTTTCCGGTGACGTTGTAGAAGGCCGCATCATGCACGACGCATTCGTCCTTGGCGAGTATGCCAACGCCGTCTGCCTCATGCTGAACAACAGCTACTACACCGCAGCCCCGAACTACACCAACGACGCAACCAACAGCGTGCTGAAGATCGCAGCTGCAACCGGCACGAAGGTATGGTACACCATCGACGGTTCCGACCCTGCAAACAGCGACACCACCTGCAAGGCAACCGGAAATGCGATCAACGTATCCTTCGACGATCTGAACAACAGCACCAAGGTTGTCCGCGCCATTGCGGTTCCGACCGACAACGCCTGCTTCCACAGCGACGTAAAGGAATACGAATACTGATCCTGAGCACCCACGCCAGGGGGCGGGCGATGACGCCCGTCCCCTGTTTCATTTAGAAAGGAAAAAACGAATGAAAGACATCGACATCATCATCCCCTATTATAACGCATCTTCCACCATTGACCGCTGCCTTGCCTCTATTGCACAGCAGACGATTGCAGACGAATGCACGGTGACCATTGTGGACGACTGTTCCAAAGACGAAGAGATCACGCGGCTCATCGAGTCAGTACATAAGTTTCAACCGCTGGTTGATATACAGTGGATTCCTTCAGAGGAGAACGGCGGGCCCGGTGCGGCACGGCAGGCGGGACTGGACGAAACGGACTGTGCATACATCGTATTCGCGGACGCGGACGACACGCTGAGCAGCAGCTACGCGCTGCAGCGGATGAAGGCCGCCATGGAGGGAGAGAAGGCGGACGTGGTCTGCGGACACTTTGTGGAGGAGAGCCGCGGAACGTTCATCGACCATGCGCCGAACATGGTATGGGTATTCGGGAAGATGTACCGGAGAGTGTTCCTGGAACGGCATCTGATCCGGTTCAACGACACCCGCGCGAATGAGGACACCGGATTCAACACGGTGGTGAAAAGTCTGACCGACCGGATCGTGAACATCAGCGCAACGGTCTACGAATGGCACTGGGCGGACAGCACGATCACGCGGAAGGACGACGCGGTCTACGGCTGGAGCAACGGACACTACGGCTACATCGAGAACATGGTGTGGGCTGTGGAGGAGCTGCGGAAGAGGAACATCAACAAGGAGACCATCCGCGCCCTGGCTGTCGAGGTGCTGTGCCGGCTGTACTTCATGCATGAGGATGTGCTGAGCGTGCACCCGGAGAATGCGGAGGAGAGTCTGAGCAGGATCTGCGGATTCTACGTGCAGGCTGTGCGGCCAATCGTAAACGAGGGAGCGCTCCCCTTCTGCTACATCTCCCAGACCTACGGAACGATTGCGAACGAGACCTTCAAGGGAGAGCGGAGCGCGGCGATCCTGCACAGACACACCTTCCGCGACTACCTGAGAATCATCGGGTACTACGACGACTATAAAGCTACGGAGGAATAATATGGCAACTCCAATGGATATTTACCAGGCAGCCATGTCGCTCACGGACAACCTGAACGACATCGGCGAATGGGATACCTCAGACAACAGAGAATACAAAAACCGCACCCTTCCACTGCTGAACACCATGATCAATGTGGTGTATCCGTACTCGGACACTTACAAACCTGTGGCAGGCGGTAAGCGTCCGGTCTGCACGCCTCTGACGTCCTTTGACCAGACGATTGATCTGGATGACTATATCTGCTTCAGCGTGCTGCCGGAGGGACTGTGCGGGCTTCTGTTCGCCGACGAAAATCCGACCATGGCGAACTATCATCAGCAGATCTACGACGAGCGGCTTGCCGCACTGAAGCGGGGCGAGGGAATGCCGGCGCAGAACATGGAGATCATCGACGTCTACGACGGCGGGTATTACGACGAGAACGGAGACTGGCAGAGCGGATACAACAGCTATCCCTACAACAGCTTCGGCAACTGGTGAGGTGAGGACGTATGGCATCGATCAATGCGCAGACGCAGAGCAGAGACTTCACGGTCGGAAAATGGTTCGGGCTGCATGAGGCGCCGGACGGAGACATTCAGCTGAAGCTCGGCGAGGCCTCCGAAATGCGGAACTGGCGGATTACACAGGACGGGGCGCTGCAGCGGCGTCCCGGCAGCTCCATGATCAAGGGGCTGCTTCGCGGATACAAACTGGAATACGGAGATGTTGAAGACATCAAGACGGATTCCGCCGCTGCAATGGTACTGGTGATGTATCCGGGCGTAACGGCGTCCTCCGACGGATTCCCGACCGTGACAGGAACGGCGGCGAACGTGACGTCGGCAAACTTCTCCACACATACGGGATGGTACTGGAGGCGCGGGAAATACTTCACGTACCAGATGCTGACCTGCATGCGGAACCATGAGACAGGACTTTACTACTGGCGCGGCCGACGCGTGCGGTGCGTCCCGGACACGCCGGACGAAAACTACACCGTGCAGGGACTCTGGAGCGGTGAACTGGCAGGACGGGAACGGATTATAGCGGCCTGCAACGGACGGCTGTGGAGTCTGTGGGACGCCGACAGCCTCAGCTTCGTCAAGGAGGAAATCGGAACGCTCGACACCTCCGGACGGGTGACCCTGTTCCAGTTCAACGAGGATCTGTGGATTCTGAACGGAACGGAGTACTACCGGTATGACGGAAGCTGGTTCCGGCCTGTGGAAGGCTACCGTCCGCTGATCTCCGTCGGCAACACACCGGACGGAGGCGGAGACCTTCTGGAGGAGGTCAACAAGCTGTGCGGACTGCGCCGGCTGTGGTTTTCTCCGGACGGGACAAAAATCACCTACCGTCTTCCTGAGACAGACCTGCTCTCCATTGACTACGTGCAGTACACGGCAGACGGGGAGTTGCTCCCTCCCGGTATGTACACCACAGACCGCGTGAACGGCACGGTGACGGTCGGCGCTTCGCAGGACTTTGAGGGCGACGGAGAGGAGACGGAATTCACGCTGACCTATGTGTACGGGGTCTCCTGCAAGGTGACGGTGAACGGAACGGAAACAACGGAAGGGTGGACCTACGCGGCCGCAACCCACAAGATCACATTCACGGAGGCACCGGCGGACGGCGCTGCAATCCATGTCACGGCGAACGCACTTCCGGCAGGGACGAACAGCATTGAGATCGGATACACTGCAGCGGGAACTTACCGAAGCTCGGTCTGCCGAATGCGGTTCGCTGAAATGTACCTCGGAAATACGGACAACTGCGTGTTCCTCTACGGAGACGGAAGCAACGAGGCGTTCTACTCCTCGGTGGACTACTGGGGACAGCCGCGGGCGGACTACTTCCCGGATCTGAACGAGATCGCGGTCGGCGATTCGTCCACACCGGTCACGGCTCTGATCCGCCATCAGAGCAAACTGCTGGCGTTCAAGAAACACAGCACGTGGAGCATCTCCTACGGCGCAATCACCACGGAGGAAGGGAACACAAAGTACGGATTCTACCTGACGCCGATCAACCGCAGCCTCGGCTGCAGCGCACCGGGCATGGCTCAGATGGTGGAGAACTTCCCGTGGACGCCGCATGAGAAACAGATCTACCAGTGGACGACGACCGGCTACTATAATACCAATATCACGGCGGACGAACGGAGTGCAAAGCGCGTCTCCGACCGGATCTTCTCCACGCTCGGCGAGTTCAATCTGGAGGAATGCTACACCTTCGATGACAATGCGGAGAAGGAGTACTACATCTGTTACGGCGGACGGGCGCTTGTATGCAACTACGCGGCGAACGCCTGGTACGAATACACAAACTTCGACGTGAGCTGCATGGCGCGGTTCGGCGGATACGTAATCTTCGGAACGCACGGCGGGAAGGTGGAATGCCTTTCCTACCGGTACAAGACCATCGACGGAGATCCCATCGATTCCTACTGGGCAAGCGGTTCGATTGACTTCGACCGGGGAAACAAACGGAAATACTCGGCGGAGCTGTGGGTGGCACTGAAGCCGGAATCCCAGGGCGAGGTGACGGTGACCGTGGAGACGGACCGGAAATCCTCCTATTCCGAAAAGATCGTGAACACGGCGTTCAACAGCTTTTCCAAGACGGACTTCGCACGGTTCACGTTCAAGACGAACCGGAAACCGCAGCCGAAGAAGCTGAAGATCAAGGCGAAGAAATTTGTCTACTACCGTCTGGTGTTCAAGACAACAACCGCGGACACGGCGGCTACCATTCTGCAGACGGTGATCCGGGTACGGTACACCGGAGATGCAAAATAAGGAGAGAACGAAATGGCCTATACAAGACTTACACAGGACCTGAACATCATCGCGGCGCTGGACGACGAACCGAATGACGTCGGCGGAATGAGCGCTGCACAGCTCAAAGCATCCTATGATGCTGCGGGGCTCGCAATCAAAAACTACCTGAACACAGTACTGCTGCAGGAGCTGGAAGCGAATACGGCAGCCGGGAATCTGGGCTGCAACGTGAGCGGCGTGACCGGGACTACCGTTGCGGCTGCCATCGCAGACCTGAAGCGGCAGCTTGACGCGGCAGCCTTCGAGATGGTGCTCGGCACGAATTCCATCAACGATCCGCGCATGCTGCTCAACAGTGTGGTGACTTCGGAAAAGGTGAACTTCAACTATGCGGGAGCGGAAACCAAGGGCGGCGCAGCCAACAGCGTCGGTCACGCACTGACCTTTGCAGACGGTACCACGTGGAACGGGTCCGCAGATAAAACACTGGACGCATCGATCTTTGATGCTCTTCCGGCGAACACCAGGTATGCTGCTTCGTCCAGCATTGGAGGAGCGGCAAACCGTGTTGCACAGAAGGTCACATTCAATGACGGAGGGCTCGGCGCAGAACCCGGAACAGAATACCAGGGAAACGTGGCTCGCACGGTATCCTACAACACCGTCGGCGCACAGAAGCGGCAGCGGTGCGTTGCGGTCACGCTCTGGAGCGGAGCTACCACATGGAACATTGCGGTGACAGGACTGAAGGCTGGGAATCCGACGGATCAGACAGTCGACTGGGGCGCGATGACGGACGCGGGATACACCGCGGTGCAGAACTGCAACATCCGCGCCGTGAACCCGAACCCGACCGCAGGGATGATCCAGTTCAAGGCGGACAGCGCACCGTCAGCAAACATCCAGATTATGCTGCGTATTTTTGAAGATTAAAGGGAAGGGAGGAAACAGACATGGCAACAGAGGCAACGAACACTGAGGAAATCAAAACCACAGCGACCCCGATGGCAAACACCACACTGCAGGAAACAAACGCAAAACGGGAAAGCTCCATCAACAGCATGTACGATTCCGCGCTTGCGGGGCAGAAGGCAACACTGGAAGCGAACTATCAGCAGAACCTTGCAACTGCGGAACGGAACAAGTCGCAGATCGCGGACACTTATGCAACCCAGAAGAACGACGCTGCAACCACATATGAGAGAAACCGCAGGAACAACAGCATGCAGGCGAACGCCAACGGGCTGAACACGGGAGCCGCCTCACAGATGCAGCTCGGCGCAGCCAATGCTGCAGCACGCAGTCAGACAGAGCTGAATGCCGCACAGGCGAAGGCTGAGTCGGACGCTGCGCAGGGAATCCTTGACCTGCAGACGGCGTACAAGGCGGACATTGCGAAGGCGGAGAGTGAGAACGACACGGCTCGCATGGCTGCCCTGATCGACGAATACGGACAGGCGTGGGACCGCACAGCAGAGGCGGCAAAAACCATGGCGTCCTCCGGAAACTTCAGCGGGTACGCACTGCTCTACGGACAGGACACCGCGGCACAGATGGAGAAGACATGGGTGCTGCAGAACCCGGACGTTGCATGGGTACAGAACATGATTACGGCAGACGAGTACTTCAAGCTGACCGGAAAATGGCCGAACGGGTACAGCACCGGAAGCAGCAGCAGTTCCTCTTCCGGCGGAAGCTACGACGCAAACTATGCGTATAACTACAGGAAGGCGAACAGCGGAACGAGCGGAAGCAGCGGAAGTGACAATGGATACAGCATTCAGCTTCAGACGCCAGGTGGATCTACTTATACGGCAACTGGAAAAACTGCAGCAGAGGCATCAAAAAATGCGCAGGCAACCAACAACTACATGAATTCTCAGTCTAATCTGATCTGGTACAGGAACAGCTGAGAAAAGGAAAAGGTGGATAACGATGGCTCAGAATTATAACACCGGATTCTATAAGAACAACTACGACGCAATCAACTCATTCAACAAACAGAACAATCTTTCCGAATACAAGGGAGACTGGACAGGAGCTCCGAAAGGCGGAGAAGCCGGTAACGGCAGCAACGCCTCAAAATGGGGCGAAACGGAAACCGAAGCGGAGAAAAAGCGGAAAGCGGAAGAAGAGGCGGCGGCTGCGGAAGCGGCTGCCGCTGCGGAACGGAAGAAGAACGAGCCGGGATTCCTCGAAACGCTGCTGACGCAGTGGGGAATCAAGGACGCAATCGGCGAACTGCGTGACCGTTCTGCTGCGAACATTACGCAGTTCCAGGCAAAACGTCCAACGGGAACCTTTGAAGAGGAGCCGGTGTACGGAACGGAACAGACCGCCATGGTGCCGGGCATTGAGACCGGAAAGACGCCGACGGGCGAAGACCGCACCTCCCCTTCTGTGACGAAGCCGGCCGAGGGACCGGTGAAGACGGAAGAGGAAACTGCAACAAAGCCTGCCGCTCCACAGCCGGGACCTGATCCGAACAACGGGCAGACACAGACGAAGACGGCAGCAGAGCTTGCAGCCGAAAACGGGCAGAAGACAACGGGTGCAAAAACAGGAACTGCCACAGGGCTCGGTGAAGAATCGTCAAAGACGATGAACGCCTTTGACTATCTGATGAGCACGCTCGGTCTGGACTATGCGGAGAAGAAGGAAGACACGGGACGGCAGAGCATGACGCCCGACGAGGCGGAAGCGGCAATGCGTGAAGCCGGATTGAATTCCAATATTTTAAATATTAAAGCAAGAACTCTTGCCGGACAGCGTTACCTTCTTGAAAGTACAAAAGATAATTATAAAGAATATCCAAGCGCTGAAGCTTATGAAAACGCAGTAGCTGAACGGCAAAAAGCCGTTGATCAGGCGCAGGCAGATATGGACCAAATAGTATCTACGCTCGGCGGTGATTCTGCGCGGCAAGTTGAATATCTTGTCCAAAAAATCGTTGACGACACTAAGAGCGGAAGACGTTCGATTTACGACGACGTAGATATTTCTTCAAGGCTGAAGCTGTACAAAGAGGAAGGAAATGAATCCGCTACAGGTTACCTCGGGAACGTTGTTGCCGGAGGACTTGAGAATTCCGCAGCCGGAATCGTCGGCATGGAGCGCGCCATGTACGAAGGCGGCGTGGAATCCAACACGGCGAAGAACGTGATCGAACCGCTGAACCAGGCGGCGCGGGAGCTGGCACAGGCGAAGTACTATCTGCAGGACGTCATGAAGCTTCCGGACGACAACGCACTGAAAGCGGACGATCTCGCACAGGCACAGCAGCGGGTGGACGAGGCGCAGCGGAAGGTGGACGCCTACACGGAGATCCTCGGCGGAAGCGCTGCACGGCAGATGGATTACATCATCAACAAGACCGTGGACGACATGAAGAGCGGGCGGTTCGACTGGGGGAAGGCGACCGACATGGTCTCCGGTCTGAAACTGGATAAAGCCGACAACGCCATGAACAAAGCGGTGCAGGCGACGGACGAGATGCAGGCGGCCATGGCGGAGAATTCCGCGAAGCTGATCGAAGAGGCGAAAAAACAGGCCGGCGGCGGATTCCTCGGGAATCTGGCTACGGACGTAGCTGTGAACCTGATACAGATGGCGGGTGACGCAGCTCTGGCACTGATCACACTGCAGCCGGGCATGGGTCTGCTGTCCATGGGAGGCAGAGTGTACGGCTCCTCCGCAGAAGAGGCACAGGCCATGGGCATGGACGTGAACCAGCAGAACCTTTACGGCGCGGTCAAAGGCGGAATCTCCATGGCGTCCGAAAAGCTGACGGGTGCCTTTGAAGCCATCTACGGCAAGGGAATCACAGACAGGGTCAAGGCGGACATTGCGGGACGGATCGCACAGCGGATCGGAACGGAAGCAGACGGGAAGGTGGCAAAAGCACTGACCGCACTGTTTACCGGATTCGGCGAAGGTGACGAGGAGATTTTGGAGTGGTTCGGCGGAATGCTGGCAGACGCTGCATTCGGCGTGGACAGAAACGATCAGCCGGCAGCAGAGGAACTGGGCGACGTAGCCTACGACTGGCTCGTTGCTTCCCTGATCGGAATCGGCGGCGGCGCTGCCAATGCAGCAGTGCAGCGGAACGGCGTTGCCGTAAACGAAAACGTTGACGGAATCAACAATAACGTTGATACGGAAGTGAACACTGCACCTGAAGTGGAAACCACACCGGCAGCGGCTGCCGCTGCGAGGGTGCAGGAGACGGAAACGCCCGAAATGAAAACGCAGCGGGCACAGGCCTCCCTTGAACGGGTGATGGCGAACGGGTACGTATCCAACCAGCAGGCGAACATGATTATTTCCGATCCCGTGCTGCGTGCGGAATATGAGGCAAAATACGGTAAGCTGAGCGGTACCAAGAAGCAGATGCGCGACGCCATCAAGCTGGCGGCGAACCCGCAGGCGGCTGTTACTGAGGAAGCGGACGTCGACATGGGCAGCGCCACACCGTACATGCAGAACATAGTCGTGGACTACGACATGGCGAAGCAGGACGGAACGCTGAACAGCCTGGACACGGCGCGGCTGGAGGAGATGCGGTCGACACTGAACGCCATGGGCCGCACACAGGACGCAGAGGACGTTGACCGGATTCTGCGGGACCGTAATGCGACTGCGACGAATCCGGCTACTGAGATCGTGACGCCGAAGGAGGAAGCTCCTGCAGCAACGGCGGAAGAACAGACTGCAGCGCAGAACACGGAAGCAGGCGGAGCGGCGGAAGATTCGATCTGGGATGTACTGTTTAAAAAATGGGAGAGAGATGAAGCGCAGGCTCCGACTCCGAAATCGAACCCTGCTCCGAAAACACAGAACCCTGCCACCGAAATCGTAACGCCGAACACGGAAGCGGCTGCAGAACCGGCTGCTCAGAAAACAGAGAACGAGCAGCAGAACACAGCAAAGAAAAAATCAAAGAAGGACACTGTGAAGAGGGTTCCGTATGAAAAGCTGACCGGACGCGAACGGAACACCATCACGGACTACGATATGTCCGTCATGGACAACGAGCTGAACGATCTGGATACGGACACGCTGCAGGAAATGTACGACGCACTGAACCGGACACAGGGACGGGAACAGGACGCG